AATTCTAAAAACTCTAACACATGGACAAAGAAATTATTGACCGCCTCGAATACGTCGAGGAAACCTATGCAGGTGAAATGGAGACATGGTACGACCCCATCAACGGGGACTACTACCACGTACCTCTAACCATCCTCCGTGACTGGGAGAACTCAGAAGTAATTGGAAACGACAAAGGAAACGGAGACAACGACTAAAACTCTAACACATGATGACATACGAACAATTCGAAATCCTCCGTCAGTGGGCAGACCGTGTGGCTAACACAGCCAACGACACCGACACGAACATACGCTCCATCGATCTCGTGCATGACATTGCAGGAATCTTGGCTGATGACGAACACTTTATACCACGGCTATGAAAGACAATAAACTAATAGCAGAATTTATGGGTGCCGTAGGTACACCTATGTACAACCCCACTGAATGGGACGTGTATATCACAGGTTGCTTAGATGTAGATTCAGATAATGAAAACGCACAGCACTTCTACACCCCTGAAGAAATGAAATACCATACATCATGGGACTGGTTGATGCCCGTAGTACAGAAGATAGAGAGCTTAGGATATGTGTTTACCATACAAGATGATAACGAGGACAAGCTATCGTCTACATACAAAGCAGTAGTAGAATTTATAAACCACAACGAGAAATGATAACCGAAGACCTCAACCTACAAGACATGATGACAGATAAAGAAGCACAAGCCTTCATGCAGAAGGTAGACAGTTCCGCCCCATTCTGGCAGGAACTGCACGACGAAGATGCACCGACGATTCAAATCCAAGGTAACACAACACCCCGATGCTTATACAACCTGATGGTAACCAAGCGTGATGTGAACCTGTACCTACATGGAATCAAGCCCCATCGTGGGTGGAAGATTGGAGATGTGAAAGCATACTTCGGACTCAAGGGTGGCAAGCAGAAGATAGCCGATGCTATCAACGCCATCCACTCAGAAATTATAGGGCGATTTAAAGAACAGAATAATGAAGAAACGACTGATTAACGATGACGGCTTCTATGTAGGGAGCGAACTCAAGTGGGGTATGGATGACGTGCGGAATGTACTCGAACGATTTGGCAGAGCAACCACCACCTCGAAGGAAGACGTAGAGCGCATACTGATTGCCTCATTCCAAGACAACTATCGATTGATGGAGACCATCGATGAAGCGATTGGAGACACCATCGCATTTATGATTGACGAAAAACAACTGAACAATGACGAAGTTTGAACAACACATAGGGGAGCAAATCCCGCAAGAAGTACTCGATTACATGGCTTCGCGCACGATCGAGCAGATAGAGCGACAAGCACAGAAGCTCAAGTTCGATTCGTGGTGCCCCGTAGTCATGGAGAATGACTCACCTGAGCTACGAAAGCAACTGAAGCAAGCAAGTGACTTGCTGTTTCAATGGATTGATTTTCAGTCAGTTACGAAATAAATTTGGAATAACGGAAACGACACCGTATCTTTGTCGAACACTTTCAAAATCTCTTTCTCATGAAATACTATGCATTATTACACGGTGTATGTGGATTAGCCGAAGGTTACTCCGACACCACAGTCCGTTGGTTCAACGACTTGGACAAAGCCCTCGAAGCTAAGGGCAAGCTCGTAGCAACACTTATGGATGACGACAACGCTGAGTCATGCACTACATCCACGGACGGAACGGAAAGCGTTATTAATTACGATATCGAGGAGTGCGAGCACGAGATTGTCAAAATCATCGAACTCAAACCCACATGGCCTGAGAACAACAGCATCGCCGAGTACTTCGTGTGGGACCAGATGAACTGCGAAGCCCCATACGATGGTGACTATATGCCGACAGACATGGCCGTCATCAAGGACTTGTGCGAGCGACAAGAATCTGTTGCTGAAACCTTCAGTGTCGAATCATTCCACGAATTTGTCCGCGACCTATGGTACGGAAACACCGCCATGTTCGATGCCGATGACCTCTGCATCTACTACTTCCAGATGCCTAAATCAAAATTTAACTCATGAAAGTAAACGACTTCATATTCATCTGCGAGGAGTACAACATCGATCCCATGATTGCATCAGAGGACGAAGGTGTACGTAACATCCTCAAGACACCAACATCAGACGTAAATCAGCAGCTTATGCTTTCAGGCTATCTGCACAAACATTTCTAACACATGACAACTGAACAACTACAAGACCTGTACGGCCTCGAATACATTGACTACATCGAATACTTACAACAATGACATTACAACAAGAGATAGCAAACGCAATAATGAGAGGGGACGATACGTTTACAGTTCCCCTAGATGTAAGACTGCCCAAGCCACAAGGCTCAGGCACGAACACACAACAGCAAACGTATGCTTTAGTGCAAGCAAATCAAATCCTTAATTCAATTATAAAATAAATGACTGATATCATAGACAAGATAATTTCTTATGAAGCGGGTGACATATACGGATGGGAGGTTCTCGACCTATATGCAGACCTAATCAAGACGGGGATGATACTTAACCTTCAGGGAACGTATCAACGTGAGGCTAGACACCTCATAGAGGAGGGAATCATAGACCAAAACGGAAACATTATTGACACATCTAAATTAAATCTAGCATGAACAACTACGCAGTATACAAAGTGTTCCGCGACTGGAACAAGAAGACCAAGATGCTTATCCCCAATCTTACAAGAGAGCAGGCACAGACTATCGTGCAGAACACGCCGTCTGAACCTGACAGTATGATTGTATTCGACAAGATGAAATGATTTGTGTACGGTCAAGCGAGAACGAAGATCCCGCGAAGGATTACAACGAGTGGATGCAACACGTCTACCGTCAAGTCAGAATTAATTTCGAACGTAAACTAAAACTATCAAATTGTGATGACGAACGAGAAAGCAATACAAGTAATCAAAGAAAAAGCTAAGGGAGGCGATAAGACCGAACAGCTTGCAGCTATGTATGCGATGGATGACATCGTAACAGATGACATAAATACATGGATAAATACAGACGTATCAGAGTACCTCATGCAGTTCCCCGATATAGCAAGAGACTTAGCAAACGAACTCATAGAGCAAGGGGTGACCAAAGCTAAGCTAGCTGACGGGCTGTGCGATGTATCAGAATCTATGCATTATTACGTAAAGCTATACGAGATACTTACATCGTACCACATAGCACTGTCAGAACGCTGACAGGGAGAGGGGCGTATGGTGTGCGGGGAGATCCCGTAACGCGCCTGTTAGAGAGCGATGAGAAACAAAGTCCCTCTTTTACCCTGCCAAAATTTGCACAACAGAAACTTAAAACATAATTTTGCATGAAGAATGAAATGCAATCCATAATACAGGAGTACTACCATGTCATTGGTATTATTCCAAACAAATCAAGACACCAAGAACAGGTGAAGGCAAGAGCGGCAATGATGTGCGCTATGCGACAGTTCAAACTTAGCACCACGGACATAGGTAAGGTATTCGACACTGACCACAGCACTGTGTGTCATCATGCGAGAAAACACCAAGCCAATATGGACCATTGGCCTGGATACAGAAGGAATTTTATAGCTGCCGCTAGGCTGTGCAACGAAACAATGAAAAATAAAGTAATGCAATCCAAACTGCGGTATGTAAATGCCCAGCTATCTAGGTATAGCAAAATGAAAAAAGATTTAGAAGAAACAATTCAATCCAATTAATATGTCTAATTATAAATTCAAGACCACAAACATCCGTGGCAAGAAGTACGTTGAAGTCAACGAACGAATCAAGTTTTTCCGACAAGAGGAGCAATACAAGCACTGGAGCCTGATAACAGAGTTCCCCGTGCTAGACAGCGAGCAATGCGTATGCAAAGCATCTATAGCAGATACAGAACATCGCATCATAGCTACAGGACACGCACATGAAGTCCAAGGAAGTAGCAACATCAACAAAACTAGCTTCGTAGAGAACTGCGAGACGTCGGCCATAGGTCGTGCTTTAGCTATGCTTGGTATCGGCATTGATACATCGATAGCTTCTGCCAACGAAGTGTCAGACGCTATTGCTAAACAAGAAGAGGATAGCGCACCCGTAGAGAACATCATGGATAAAGCTGTTGCTTATATCAAGTCTCAAACAGACAAGAAAAAAGCATTCAATAGCATCATGGGCAAGTATGAATCTTCCCTTACGGAGAAACAGGTTGCAGGGCTCAAGAAGTTCGTTAGATGAACAAGCAGAAATGGAACGGTCAAACGTTCTATAATCAACTAGATCAGCGGCGTACCAACAGGAAGTTGTTCACTAGGTTTAGGGAGCACTGCCTAAATGCAAAGATGCCCAAGTTCTGGGTGAACACAGAGAAGAAAAACCCTGAGTTTTCAGGGCTCTTCTTTGTGGTACATGAGGATTCGCCAGGCGAGTTTGACATTGCTGAGTTTTTCATAAACAAAAAAGGAAAACGATTTTGGATGACCAGCAAGCCGCCTGTAAAATGGTCGGAAATAGAAACTTATGATTACATAAACGAAGACGGAACACCAGTATACGATGAATATTAGCGAACAATTACAGGAACGATACAGTAAGTCACACCTTTCGTATTCTTCTCTCAAGAATGCACTTGGTGACATGGCTCAGTTTGATAGGTACATGAAGGGCGAGCTGATATACAAGTCAGATGCGTTGGACTTCGGTACTTTATACGATATGCTATTGTTTGAACGCGAACAAGCTTTCGAGAAGTACATAGTCATGTCAGAGAGTCAAGTAATGGCTAGGCTGTCTGATAAAGCGCGTAGCGCGAAGAAACCATCGATGACCTCAGAATACAAGGCTGCTGTTACAGCCATGAGAAACGAGGCTATCGAAGAAGGCAAGACGATTGTCTCTAGTGATGACTGGCAAATGGCGAACGACATGATCGACCGTCTCGCTACCTGCGGATTACTAGATACATACCTGGCAGGTGACTACCAGGTGGGATTCCTTGAGGAACTAAACGGAGTTCAAGTCAAGGGATTCCTCGACTGCCTTGGTGACGGGTTCATTAGTGACAGTAAATCAGCACGTAGTGCAGAGAAGTTCAGATACGCAGTGAGAGATTTCTGCTACGACATCCAAGCATACATCTATACCAAGGTGTTTGGAATCAAAGATTACTACTGGGTCGTTCAAGAAAAGACCTACCCGTATCTCCCTGCGCTTGTTAAGTGTAGCGACGAAACCCTGTTTACAGGTGAAATGAAGTTTAATGATGCGGTGAGTCGTATTAGACAATTCCTTCGGGAAGACTACGACCCCGTAAAAGATTATCTACAGTATGAAGTATAAAAAACCAATCAAAAGGTTGCTGTTTGTTGCAGCAGCCATTACCTTTCACATATTATTTACTAACTTTCTTTACAAATGAGTGATCAGAGCAAGAAGTACGAGAGTGTTCTCGTGGGTTGGGCAGATGAGCCCAGCTACAATGACAATGGCGAGTTGATGGGGTGGTCTTTCCGCCTCAAAGACAACGAGCTGAAAGACTGCATTGACCAATACACCACCAAGCGTGATGCAAACGGTCAAGGCGGTAATGTTCGATTCCGTCTCTTCATGTCGAAGAACGGCAAAGCATGCCTTAGCGTGTGGGACCCGAACAGCGAGGCAGCGCAGGAGCGCAGAAATAACACGGCTAAAACAGCGGATACTGAGACTATCCCTTTCTAGCATAACAGTCTTGGTTAGGCAGAGGGGTGTGGGCTTCGGTCCCACCCCTTTTCTTTCCCCCAATATCTAAACTATGGGCAAACCTATTTATCACATGACAGCGAAGGTGACGTTCATCAAGAACAAAACACCTCAGACAAGAAGCGTGTGGATTGTCAGCAGATATGATAATCCAAGGGATATCATGAAGCATGACGAGCGCACTATGTACAGACTAGATAAAGAACTGCTTACACCCAAAGCTAAGCAAAGGACTATACTAATAGATAAAATAGAATCCAAGAAGCAAGTGGGTACTACCTGCGAGCCAATACAACCAAGATGAAAGTAACAATATTTCAAGACATATATAAAAAGAACAAGGATGACGCTCACGTAATACAGCTTTCTACTGCCCTTAGAAGAATCAAAGAAGGACAATCACAGCATGTAATCGAAGCCATTAGAGATGGATCAAAAGACTTTAAAAAGAAACTACCAGTCGTCCTCTTCTCAGGGGAATTTGAGGCACGTAATGACAATGCGCTTGAGAAGCACAGCCAATTCATTGTACTCGACTTCGACCACATTAATGTCGAAGCATCCAAGGCGGTTCTATCCACGGATCCTTATGTGTATAGCTGCTGGGTATCTCCGAGTGGCGATGGTCTTAAGGCGCTTGTTAAGATAACCAACCCTGAGCGCCACCGCGATCACTTCCGTGCGCTACGCACATACTTTGAGAAACAATACACCCTTGAGGTAGACGAGTCAGGAATCAACGAGTCCCGCGCATGTTTTGAGTCCTGGGACCCAGACATCGTAATCAATGAAGAGTCAAAGCCCTTCGGTGCATTCGCCACAGAGAAGAGCGAATCACAGGTAGCTGTCTCACAATCAGGCAGTTACACGGATTACTTAAAGCTAAATCTAGCTGCAAGGATGATTCGTCAGTGCTCTGATGGGGAGAAACACAACACGCTGCTTCGTGCGGCTAAGCTGTGCGGCGGATACATATCAGCTGGCCGTATGGAGGAGGATGAAGTAATCCGAGTGCTTACCCGCGAGATACTCAAGCGTGAGGTAGACGATGAAGAGCAGGCTATACGCACGATCAAGGAAGCTGTTGAGAGGGGCAAACAAGACCCTATACGAACCACCATTGATGACGAGCGAAAGGCACAGCGTGAGCTATTAGTAAACGATGGTGATATGTCTTTCATCTCATCGGACGATGAGGACTTCAGGTGGATTGATGACTTTGCTAACGGTCGTATACCTGTCGGTTTAGATACTGGAGACGCACAGCTGGACCAGCATTTCAGATACAAGAAAGAGTTTGTGATTGTAAACGGTCATAGCAACGTAGGTAAAACCACCATGGCTTTGTACCTGATGGTCAACGCATCTGTTCGACACGGATGGAAGTGGGTAGTATACTCCTCTGAGAAT